GAACGAAGTTTCCCTCGATATACTCCATAATCTTCTCTAAATTGTCTGCGCCCCTTAGGTCGCTTGTACCCCTAGAGTACAGGTCAAAGGCTTGTGAGCTTCTCAGACCACGCCCAAGCTCTGTACCTCGGCTAAAGATTGCAACTCCTGTCGAATTAAGTGGCAGTTTCTCCCAAAAAAGACCGTTTACTGGCGCATCTATAGTGCCAAAGCCTTCATTTTGTAGTAACTGTATAATGTGAAGTGTTATCATCATTTATTCCTTAGGTATTTCTTTATGCTTCCTCTGGACACGGCCTCGCCAGCTCTTTCAAGATAACGAAGTGTGCCGGGGCTTTTCTGGTTCTCAAAGTGTCGTCGTCTTGCGTAAGGTACTCTGCTTCCTCCGAATGATATTACATAGTCGGCAGCGCCTTTACGTGTGATTTTTCCACTCTTTCTTAGAGCGCCAGTCGCTTTAGGGGCTAGAGTTTTAGCTCCCCTGTCGATGTCGGTTGCTATTTCGAGCGTAGCTCTATCTAGCTGAATCCCCGTTAAGGGAATCCATCGGCTCAACAAGGTTGATTCTACTCTAACGGAAGATCGGTTGGCTGCCATTGTGACAAACTCTCTCGCTTTAGTATTAGTCGGTAGAAGGAAAGCAGTCCAGTGTCGAAGTCACGACCCTCTTGCATACCATTTATACGGTATGTGAGGGGCGTGTTGCCGTCTTTACTTGCTTTAATTCCGTGACCAACTAGCTGTGCGTTTAAGTCTGCTATAAACGTCTCTGATGGCCTCACGTGAAGTGATGCCTCAAGGCCGTCATACTGCTCGACATTATCTATCTGAACCATAGCATCTCTAATCTTTAATACTCCGGTTGCGTGGTACTCTTGCTCAATTGTGTTGCCTGTTACGTCCTGCTTAATTTTCAGGAAGGTGTAATCTGTGTTAGATAAAATATGAAACGGGTCCATGTGTTACCTCTCCAGATTGGCAGGTTGAGTAGCGTCGTATAACGGCGGCATTAGAAGCAACAAGTTGCTGGTAAGCCGTGTGGTCGTTAAGTGTAACGCTAAAGTCCTCAATCTTCTTTGAGCGTACTCTATCGTCGCCAGTTTGCTCGCTGGTATTAAGAGCGAACATCCTGGCTAGAAGTAGTTGAAAGTCTTCTGGTACTGCGTCAAAGCCGAAATCGGCTGCAACAGTTACTTCTTCGACATCTCTCGACAAGAACTTCTTGAAAACGATTGAGTTATACCAGTTACCGTTTAGGTTGTCGAACTGGCGAGGGCTGAACGAGTCAGCCTCCGCCGCTACTCCGTTGATTGTAACAGTCGGTGTACCGTTAAATATATCCGTGTAGAGTGTTCTGTATCCTTCACGTATCAAGTACGTTTGGTTTGCGTCGGTGATAGATAGTTTCGTGCATAGCAGCGATTCTAATCTTTCGGTTGCGATTTTAAGGTACGAGTCAAAGTTTGTAACTTCGGCTGTAGTCAGGGGGCGGTTGAGTAACTTGCTGATTTGGGCTTGGGTTAGCATAGCGCTCCTTTACTTATTTACTAGGCTGCTACTTGCTTAAGAACAGCAAATGCGCTTGGTACTGGGAATCCTACGTTTTCGTAGAAAGCAACACGGTAAGCAAGTTTGTTGTCTTGTAGCAAGTTGTGGTCTGTACCACCCGCACCGTTTGTACCGTCGTTGACGATTCCAGTGTCGAATGTTTCAGCTTCAACGGTTCCTTGGCGAAGCAAGATACCGTAACGACCCATGTTACCAAAGATAACAAGTGGAAGTCCGCTTCCAGCAACCAAAGTTTCCTCTACAACGAATGGGAATCCGTTAGCAAGAGTACCGCTTACACCTGTTCCGTCAAGACGAACTAGGTCTAGGTTGCGTCCAGTTGAGTCTACTGCGGCAGCAAGTGATGCAAGTACAGTTCGTGCGATGTAGTATTTTGCACCCTGTGTTGCGCCTGCTGGGATGTCATAGACAAGTGCAGCAATTTCTGCGTATGTAGGGACGGCAGCAGCAGAGCTTGAGCTTGCAGTACCAGCGATAACGCCGATTCCTGTAGCTGAGTCTGTGAGTGCCATCTTTGAACGCTGTGTTGCGATTGCACGTGCGAATGAATCACGAAGCATGTCGAAAATGTTGATAGCAGCTTGGCGTACTAATTTCTTAGTAACGATAGCGATACCAGCAAACTCTCGTAGGCTAACTGCGGCTTCACCGGTAACAGGCTTAGTTGAGCTTTTCTTTCCACCTTCGGTTGCTACTTCACGGATGATAACATCTGTGACAAGTGTAGCGATGTCCAGGCTGTTTCCTTCTGTAAGAGTAACAACCTTAAGGTCGTTAGCTACAGTTGAGTAGTCAGCAAGAACGGTGTAAACCTCAGCCATAAGCTCTGCGCTTGGCACGAGTGATCCACCATCAGCAGTGGTAGCGGCGTTCAAGTAGGTAGCTTTTGTACCATTTTGACCGACGTAGCTTTTGATAGCGATTTCGTTTAGTTCACTTAGTGTTTTTTGGTCTTTGTTTACGAAAGCAACGAACTGTTTTGCAACTAGGTCGTACTTGTCCATGCTCTTGACAACAGTTTCTGGCTGTTCAACAGCGGTTACTTCTGGAACGATTGATTTTGTGACATCAGTCATTTTAGTTTCCTTTTTAATTGATTTGATTTCGACAGGAGCTTCAACCACTGGGGCTTCCGCAACTTCTTCGACTTCTTCTTCGCTAATCTCTACGACTGGTGCGACAGGTGTTTCGACAACCTCTTCTTTGACTTCTTCGGCTGGAACTTCTTCAACTGGTTCGGCTGGAGTTTCAACAACTACGGCTTCCTCAAGTGATTTTAGTTCAGCTTTCAGTGCGTCAATCTTCTCGGATTTGGTGGCTTCTGCCATTTTCTCTCCTTTGTCGGCGCTTTTGTAACTAATCAGTTTTGCATCTGGGTTGCTAGCGGTTGCTACTACTGAGATTTCGAGCAGTTCAATGTTCTTGATCTGCCCCTCTTCATCTGTAGCGTTACCGAGTGTGTAACCTATTGAAAAGCTGTTGCCTAACATATCTTCTTTTGCCATCTGGTAAATTTCTTCACCGTTAGCGTTGGTTGATAGTTTAGCGAAAGCCTCTAACTGTCCGAGTTCGTTCATCTTCATTCTAAAGACTACACCTGCCTGCGCTTTGATTGTCCAATCGTGCTCTATGAGCAGTGGGGCAATTGTTTCGTCACTATCGGTTAGTTCTGAGGCATACTTGATACCATTTTTAGTTGGAATCCTTATATCTGCCGTTGAAAGAACCTCAAAGTCTCGATCTAGCGTTGGTGCTGTAGCGATAAAGTGTAGTACACGTTCGTCGTTAATGCTTAGTGATTTAGTTACTAATTGAGCTACCTTTTTGGTTTGACTCATATAGCTTTAACCTTTGTATTATTTAGCTTAGAACTCTGGGTGAACTTTGCTCATTTGAGCGCTAGGGTTCTTATACATTGTTCTGTACCTATTATAACTGTTCACTGGTATCGTAGTAGTATTTCTGGTAGGCATTTCATTGTGTTGTCTCCCTGTTTTTTGGTGCGATTGGTTGCTCTAGGAACTTAAAGTTAAATGATTTTGACACGTCGGCTTCTACTATCTTGAATTGTGTCTCGCCTTTACAGCTTGAGTTGGGGCATTTGAGGGTAGCGATAATAGTGCCGTGTGACTTACCGATGTAGCGTTGGCAGTGTTTACATTTTAGATCCATACTAGCCTCTGACCTCGTAGGTAGTGAAGCAAGAACAGTTAGGGTGTAGGGTTGCGTCTTGTACATCTACAAAGTTATTCTCAAACTTAGCTCCACTTGCACCTGTAATGTCTGAACCCTCTTTAAGGAATACGCCATCGACAGGCTCTTCTTTACCCTCAAGCTCTAGGCAGAACTCACAAGCGTCGGCGTTTACATTCCACACCTTGACGACCGAAAAGCCTGTTTCGCTTTGGATGTTTTCCATTGCGTCAACAGATGCTTGTGATGCGGCGCGAGATACTTCGGTTCTTGCTAGTCTTTGAGCTTGAAAGTCCCTCGATACTAGGTCTGTAAGCTCCGCTTTGGTTTGTGACACGCTCAGACCACGCTCAGAGGCGTTATCTAGCACTGCACGTATCAAAGTGGCATTTGTACTCGTATATGATTCTCCGACTCGTAGGAGGTAGGTACGATAGGCATCTGTCTGAGCTTGTGTCATAAGGAACTCACCAGGTGTTGTTTGTAGTCCTGCCTCAACAAGTAGGGCAAGACCTTGGGTTCTTTGCTTTGCACCCTCGATAAGGATTAAGCCAGACACGGCAGCAAAGACGTTGGTTGCAAATGTCGTAATATCATCTTCTGTTGCTTCGATTGATTTAGTTATTTCAGCGTCAGCACCGTCAACCTGCTTCTGCAACTGAGCCTTGGCGATAGCTTCAACCTTGCCTTCGTATTCAGCTCGGAGTTCTTCGTCATCTAGGTTCTTGGTTTCTTTGTGGCTTTTGTTAGCGTGGACGACTAGCTCACCGATTGCCTCAAGCGGTTGGTCTGGTGTTTCAGCCATTTCCTCGGTAGTAAGTACTTCTGGCTTGTCGTCTTCAATAGTTACAACGCCAGTAGTTCTAAGGTTGTTGTAGCTTTCCGGTAGGTCAAACGAACTTACGATGCTTTCTAGTGAATAGCCAGCAAGGATTGCGTCTGTGATTATTTTGAGTTCGATTGCTTTAGCTTCTGCTTTGACCTTTTCCTCGTCTGCAACCTGTGGGATTTCAAGGTTGTATGCAAATGCAACGCCAGTTCCGCCAGTGATGCGGTTTAGTTCGTGGGTGAACTTGCTGTATAGCTTCATTGCCATAGGGTCTACGGCGTACTTAGCAAAGATTACTTCGTCAATACGTACTGAGGCATAGGTATTTTGGTCGTTTACACCACGAATTGAGGCAGGAACACCAAAGGCTGAGTCAATCTTCTTATTAGCTTGGGCAAATATGTCCTTGAGTGCGAGGTCTTTGTTGGTTGTGTTAAAAGGAATCCACTGAATAGCACCCCCGTCACCCTTACCAGTTGAAGGGTCAAATTGGTTGTAGGTATACACTACGTTGTTGTTCTTGTCAGCACCTCGGTGTTTGGCTTTAAGCCCTGCAACAATGTCGTTAAACTCTGTGTGTGTTCGGGCTGAGATAATAAACTGCCCTGCTGGTACTGCACCGTTAGCAAAGAAGCCACTCTGGTAAGCGGCGATGTAGTCGTCAATGTTAATCCACTTGCGAGCAGCTTCTATTGGTGAGAAGCCCCTAGATAGTCCGTAGGGGTTAATGCCCTTTAATACAATCACGTTTTCAGCGCCAAGGTGTTCGCCTGTTGTAAGTTGATAGACTGTCTTTCCTTTTTCGGTGAACTCATAGACACCTTCGAGAATTGTAAAGCCAGTAATTGTAGAGGCAAGCGCTCTGGTTGTGCGGTGGTGGACACGAATATATACCTTTGAGTGGACAATGGTCATAACAGCAAGGGCTTCACGCCAGTCTGCTGCGCTCATCTGTACGTTGGGTGTGTAGAAGCGATCAAGTATGTTAGAGCCAACAGGCTTGCCGTTTATGTCAACGGTGTACGGTTCAATCATTGTAAAAGCGTTAGCAAGTTTAGAGATAGAAGGGTAGGCGTTTTCGTAGTCGTTATTCTTGAACCTACCAAAAAGAGAGTCGCCGGTTATACCCTGACGCTCTAGGCTTCGCCCTAAGTCGCTGTCTATATTCTTTGTACCGTTGCGGCTAAATAGTTTTGTGAAGATATTGTCGGGCAAAGTATAAGTTCCTATGTTGTGTTGTTATTACTATTATAACAGTCCACTCACTACATAATGGGGGCGACGTATTCTAGCTTCTGATAGTTGGCCGCTCTCTCGTATATAGTGGCCAGTACATCGACTCCATCATCGTGTGGGTTCTTTCCACCAGCGACGTAACTCAGAACCTCAGCGGAGAACTCCTGATATTTAGTCGTCCAGTTTGGCGGCATATATACGCTCCGACTGACCCAAGCGCTTGAGGCTAATATACGAGCCACCTTGTTTGTGTTTTGTGGTGTCCACTGAACAACCGTTTTAGAGTTACCGAGCTTAACCAGCTCACGCTCTACGTTTCTGGCATATCCCTTGCCGCCATTGTTTGATTCAAAGTCTGCGATAGTTATGTTATCGGCAGTAATCATCTTCGCCACTTGAGGCTCTGTTATCTCGGCTTTTTCTTTTGAGTAGTAAATATCGGTAATATAAACCTTAGTGCCGTCCTCGTCTTTAACATCAAACCAGTTAACTGAACACAGGTAGTCTTTGCCCTGGTCTGCAACGTCGGTTGTGTTGTAGCGCATGACCGATTCGGGTAGCGTTGTCCATTCCTGAAACCCGTTGTAAAGCCTTCCCTCAATGTCTACTGGCTGTTGGTAATAGTTTGCCTTTAAGACAGTGGGGTCGAGTGTCCTCTTTGTTTCCTCAAACTTCTTGGCACTCATAATAGTTGGCTCTAGCATTTCGCCTTCTGTTTCAATCTCATATTTGACCTGAACGACATCATCACCATATAGCTTTATAATCTCACCCGACAGGTCGTTGGTCGCCCATCTCTGCATGACGAATATAAACTTATAGTCATCGCCATCAGTACGAGAAAATAGCGTGTTCTTGTAAAAACTGAAATGGTCAGCTAGGGCATTAGAGTTCATAGCCTCGGTTGCGTTCTTAATAATATCATCGACAATAAAGTAGTCAGCCCTTGACCCAGTTATGGCGCTTGTAGGGCTAGTAGATCGGTAGCTAGGCTCTGCGCTGCCCTCAAGCTCCCACTTACTCTTGGTGGCGAATCCGTACTTAATCTTAGTGTCTGGGAATATCTCCGGGTAGGGTGTACCCTCCTTGCCATAGTTAATACCAAGGATTGTATCCCGTATCTGTGTCGAGAACATACTTGCAAGGTCGCCAGAGTTGGCAACGCCGATGATACGCTTTAAGGGGTCACGCCCCATAAGCCACATAGATAAGTTCTTGGCGGTAAATGACTTATAGTGACCCGGTGGTACTGATAAGACAAGGTAGTGCTTCTCGCTGTTTTCTATAAAGTCCTGTATCGTATCAGCCATTTCTTTTAGCAGCTTGCGGTCATCGGTAAATAGTTGGGGGTAGAGCAGTTGCTCAAAGTACCAAAAGGATCGCCTTGCTAGATATATATTAGCTATTTTGTTAACACCTTTAGGTATTTCTTGCATTTATATCACCCATGACAATAGTTTTAGCTATGTATTTATAAAAAGCCGTATATTCTGGCACGTAATTCCTATTACCAAGTAGTGAATATATCACCATCAGATTATTTACCTGCTAGTTTTTTAAGTTCTTCCAGTGAAAGTAATGCATAGGGGCTCATACTCTCACCCTTTGTCGTTAGGTCTGTTTCGGTTCGTAAGCTAAACTCTGCCTTGGCTTTGCGCTCTAAATACTTTAGCGCCAAGTTCGGGTCACGCCTGAGGGCATTACTGATTGACTGACGAGCCTTTAGTATCTGTGTCTGTTTAAGCCGCTCTTTTCTCTGTACAAAGCCAGGTGTCTTCTCTTGATAATTATACAGTGTTTTTTCTCCAATATCAGCCCATAGACAGGCTTCGATGTCAGTGCAACCCCAGGCAAAAGCCTCTTCTAATTTATCAATGACTTCGGGTGTCATAATGGTTGGTCGTCCGTTCTTTTTAGCTACCATTACTCTTCCTCCAAAGTTAGGTTTAAGATAGTGTCGCCCTCTAGGTATCCGAGTGCAAGAACAGAAGGGTCGTTGGTCTGTAGCACTAAGCGATAGGTTACATCGAGTGAGGCTGTTTTCTTTGACTTCACTTCCATAACTTCGGCTTTTACTTTGAGGGCATTCATGGGTATATTTTACCACATAAGCGTTAAGGTTTCTAATGTTACTTGCGTCCTAGGTGTTGTACTGTGATGTTCTGTACTGTGCAGATGCCTTGGTCGGTGAAGTGGTCGGTAATGTTTGCTTTGTGAAGTGGGCTGTTAAGCCATGCCTGTACGGTTGCTTCTGGTGTTGGGTAGTTTCTAGCTAGGTTCTCTCCAGCTTTGGTGTAGTTGTATCCTGCGTCTGTAATAAAGTGCCAGGGTGTAGTGCCGTCTGGTTGGTTGTGTGACCAGTAGTTCTTGTCTATCATGTCTTGGGCTTTGTTGCAGGCGCTATTCCTGAGAGTTTGATTGCTGTTAAACGGTACGAGGCTCTCTGTGTTTCTGGCTTGATTGACTAGGGTTTCGATGTCGTTTGAGATAGTCATTGTAGGCTGTACTGTGGTCTCTGGTGCTTTAGCTAATTGAGGGGCCAACAATAAGAACAGTAATGCTGCTGCTAGGGTGGTTACGATTAGTATTTTCATTGTGTAGCCTTTCTTTGCTACTCGTAGTGTACCACGACCCTTATAGAATGTGAAGCTATAGCCACTCTGGTCTGCTGGATCGCCACTCTAGCTTTCCGTCTGAGTATTGGAGTAGGTCGCTTATAGATGTTATAGCGCCAATTTGTATCATCAATCTTATGGTGTTTAGGCGTTTTGTGTAATACGGCTGAAGTGGTAATAGAACAAAAAACTGCAATGGAGTTGCCACGGCAGTTTTAGTCGGTGTAATAATGAAAGTAATGGTAGGGTATTTGTATGTTATAGCGTCTGGTTTATTGTCCACCTGCATAGCATTATATATAACAGGTTATAGTGGTTATGTAAACTATTTTTTAGTGGGTGTTTTCTTGTCTTCTGGCTTTTCAACTTCGATAGTTTGTGACTTTACTAGGTCGGCGATAGTGTCAAAGGGCTTAGATGTTTTGTTCTTAGTGATATATAGGTACTTGCCGGTTCGTGTTTTGGCAATTTGTCCTTCTTTGTAGTCTTGTAGGATAGTGTTCATACTCTTATTGTACCATCTAGCGTGTTGTGAGCTTGTGTAGGGCGGTTGCAGCGCCAGCTAGACCGAATATATAGATTATTATTTCTAAGTTGATGGGGAGCGTTAGAAGGCATACTATTGCAGACACCCATATTGATGTGCAAAGGTAGCAGTTTAGAAGGCCGAACCTGTCTACTTTTTCGTTTGACCGGAGCCTTGCAATAGACTTGTACGGCCCGTCTGAAGAAGTAAGGGCAAGGGTGATAATATAAATGGTCAGCAATATAAGAATAATTGTCATAGTGTTGAATAATCAAGTGTGGCTAGTTCGTAAAGTGAGCCGTCTTCGGCTTCAACTACTGGCTTGTAGGTTGCCATCGAGAGATTCAGGTCTTGCATTGCGTTGGCGTGTTCGGCCCTTATAGCATCGCTGAACCGTGAGTCTTTGACCGTAAGGTTAATGCTGTTATTCCAGCAGAACCGTTGTAGGATGGCAACATCTTTACCTGTCTTGCCGCACTCCCGGCAACCGTGAATGTAGAGTGTTAGCTCAGTCATAGTGTCCTTGCCTTTATCTCTTTCCTTATGTCCTTTAGTGTCCGGTCGTATTCAAAGTGTAGGTTGAACTTAATCTCTTTACTCATTGTCTTATTATATCCTATCGTCTTGCTTTACCGTTGAGGTGATCTCTCGGAGTCTTGACCAGTCTATCTTGCCTTTGTACATTATGTGGAGTTCGGTGAGGTTAAAGCGTTCTTTGAATAGCTGTTCAATACGCTTGATGTGGGTGTAGTGTATTTTCATTTACTTATTCTCCTCAAAGGCTTTAATTTCTCGTTTCTTTATTTCGTACAGCTTGCCACCTTCTATAACACTTTCAAAGTCTATGTGCTCCAGGGTGTCGCTATAATCGGTGTTGTTATCACAGTTTATCCATATAGCCATTTCTGGGTCGCCCCTTTCGTTTTCTCTGCGCCCGATAAAATCTGGCAGGTACTCGTTCCACAGTTTTTTAGCTTGTGTCAGCGTTATTAAGTCTGTGTCTTGTAATATCTCATTGTTAATAAGTCTATGGCCAACTGCGTATTGAAACATACAGTTTTTAATCTCATCTAGTGTATTAGTCATTTATTTATTCTCCTTTAGTTGGGCTAGGCGGTCAGTTATATAAGCTGGGTCTATTGGCGTGTCATCAGCACCTTCTGGCTTGATGTCGGGTTGGGTGTTGTTCCACATTTTCTTTAGCTCGTCTATCCTTGCTTCTGTTACAGCTTTAGCCCAGTTTCTATCGTGGTCTGATTTGCTGATTATGTAAAACTCTGGGTCGCCACCAGCTACCCTGTAGGCTTTGATGGCTTTTCGTATTTGTTCATCTAGTGTATTAGCTTGGGGGTTGGGGGTGTTAGTCATTATAGTTCTCCTGTTTCTGTGGGGTTGGTGAGGTCTGCCCTTGCTCGTTGCTCTGCCCTTAGTTTGTTCAATACTTTAACTTCTTTTAGGTATAAACGGTGTATGTTGACGGTGGTTTCGTCTTGCCCTATTGCTTCCGCTACTGCCTTATTGGTGTGTAGGGTGATGAGGTTCATAACGGAGTCGAGCTTTTTGTTTACTTCGTCAAGTATCGGGAAGTCGTCCTCGGTCATAAGGTTAAATATTTGCTCTCGTAGCTCTGTATCTTCTGGTGTGGTCATAGTTGCCTCCTTTAATTGATAGGGACAGCTTGTGTCGGCGTGGGTTGGGGTCTTGCAGTAGGTGCAGTAAATCATTACTAGCCCACCGACTTGTGTTCGTTCATCATTTGTAAATATTTTACGCTTGCATCTTCTGGGGACTTAAACCCGTAAACGCTTTTTACTTTACCGTCTCTTCTTAGGTAGGCTACCCACTTTCCGTCCTTATGTTTTCTCACGCCTGTGTATCCTGATGTATTGTTAGATTGCATACCCCTGTTGATGGTATTAATCTGCGGCGTTACCTCTCTAAGATTAGACATTCGATTATCAAGTTTGTTTCTGTTGATGTGGTCAATCATCATTCCCTTGGGTGGCTTGCCAAATACGAGATGGTGTAGGCGATTGTTTATGCCTCTTTCGCCGTAACTATTGCTTACTGCGTAGCCGTCATTTGAAAGCCGCCACTTATACTTGTCAATTGATGCGTGTGCTGTGTCTACGATTGTAAATCCATCCTTAGAGTTTATGCCAAGCGGAATTAGAGCGTGGTCTTTTTTAATTATTGCGGGGCGGTGGTCTCTTGCTGTTGGGGCGGTAATCGATTTACCGCTTGAAAGTCGTGCGTAGTGTTTACCGCAGTATAATGTAGAAAGCTTTGTAGAAACATTTAGATTATTACACCCAGATACTTCGCACTCTTTTCTTTTTGTGTGTTTGGCTATTGGCGTGTCTATACCGGCATCGCCCGTTTTTCTTAGTCGGCTGTAGTGTGTTGAACAAAGGCTCTTTGCATCAACTCGCTTATCACAACCAGTAACTTTACATATATTCATATAGCTCTCCTGCAACCATTATATCACAGTCTTAGTAAATATACTTAGCCCTGTCTACTTCGCTTTTTATTGCCTCTATTACAACCTTTTGTCGTTCTTCTGAGTATTCAATTAAGCCGAGGTTATAAAGTTCGCGCTTTCGCCTTGTGATGGTTTCGGGGCGTGTAGATCGTGACAAGTTCCAGTATAGGCTCTTGCTGTCATCCCAGCCGTCGTACATCAACCAGTAGTTACTAAGCAGTGCAGCGTCATCGTTAGCTGCTTCTGGGTAAAAGGTTATAACCTGTAGTACCCTGCGCTGTATCTTTCCGAGGTCTTTCATAGCCACTCCCCAAAGATAAGTTGCTTGTCGCAGGTATCGCAGACAAGGGTGCGCTCTGAGTCGTTTTTAATCCATTCGTGGCTGTCGTTGTCAAAGTTAGCTATAAGTACGTCTTGGTAATCGGCGGCTGCGTGGTTGCATTCATCGTTTACCCAGACTGAGATCTGAGTTTCGCCGTCCTCATCTTCTACCTGCCTGATGGTGAGGTGGGTTGTACCCTTCAGCCGTTCTAGGGTATCGACTAGGGGCTTAATGTTGTTATCGAAGTAGTTTTGCATTTGATAGACCTTTCTTAGTTATCTATTTAATAGTACCATACCACGACCGCAATGTAAATAAAAAGAAGCGATATTACTCGCCTCTCTCTAGCCACTCTTGGTGGATTTGATAGTCTGTCATATTCCTACGTCCTACTCGCCTAAGTCTAAAGATGTAGAGGTCAAGCAGGGCTGATTCTAGGTTCATCTGTTCTCCTTATTCATCTTCTAACATAAATCCGAGTGCAGCTAGAAAGTCTGGTAGTTGTGAGCGTGTTAGGCGTATTGTACAGCCTCTACCGTAGAACTTTGCACTGTTTAATTCAGCACCACGCAGGTCGGCACCATACAGGTTAGCACTAATCAGGTCAGCACCACGCAAGTTTGCACGACTCAGGTATGCACCACTCAGGTTAGCACCACTCAGGTCAGCATCACTCAGGTCAGCATCACTCAGGTATGCACCACTCAGGTCAGCACCACTCAGGTCAGCACTAAACAGGTCAGCACCACTTTGTACCGCCTCCTCCACCGCCTCTTTTATAGTTGTTTTAGTTGACTGGTAAATTACACCTGCACTCCCATACCGTGATTTAATAGCTACACCAATAGTCTTTTTAACCTTAGTATCTACCTCATCAACGTATTTTTTCAGTTCTTCGATTTTCTCTAGCGCTTGTTCTTTTGTTAGTTTGGACATATTGTTCTCCTTATTAGTTATTCAAGTGTGTGGTGTCAGATTGGAGTGGTCGGTAATTTAGCTTTACCCGAAGGTATCACGAGGCCGCAGATTACTCTTTTGGCTACCCTCCAATCCAACACGACACACTTGAATTGTTAATGATTCTATTCTACACGAAATCGTGTTGTTTAGATGTAACGCAGGTACGATCCGTTAGTGTATGCACCCCATGGTTTCCAGCCCGAGCGGTTGTATATCTCAAATGCCTTGTCCATATTCTGCTTTGGGTCTGTAAATATGCCGCCGTGTATACAAGCTATCTGCATAAGTCCGTAACTTCCGACACAGCCGTTGTGCCTGTCGTTTAAGTTTGCGGCGTTGGGGTTGCCTCCTGATTCAGCCATACAGACTGCATAGGCTATTTTTACGTCCCAACTATAGTTCTTTACGATATCACAAGCTCCAGTGCCTATGACTACCTCGCTGTTTGCAGCCTGTGGCGTGTTCTGGGGCGTTGTGAGCGTCTTTAGTTGTTCAGGTGCGTTGTTTGCCACATCTTTAAGTTCAGTAGCGTGTGGCGCGTCTACTGCTCTGCTTTTAACGTAGCCTTGTAGTCCTCAACTGCTTGAGTCTTGGCTGCGTCTACGTTGTTGTTCGAGAGTGTCATCTGCATTTGTCCAAGGTATACCCCAGACCAGAATGAAACGCTGGTTATGATGATGAACCAAAGGCCGATAATCTGGGCTTTGTTCCACGCTGCTTTGTTCTTTTTGATCTTTGGTGTTTTTTCGTTAGTCATAATGACCTTTCTTTTATTCGATAGCCTTTACCCAGACACATTGACGCTGTTTTGCTTAGGAGGGCTTGGAACGCATTGCTCGTTCTAGCAGGTTTGTCGTCCGGGTAAGGACTATCGAAGTGTTAATTTTGGAAGCGTAGACCTTGTTGCCTAGTCTTGCGAGAGCATTCTATCTCTGTTCGCTTCTTAGCCCTTTCTTTCTTGGCTGTCCTCATACTATCACGCTCGTGCTACAATGTCAAGAGTCTTTGGTACTTTTCAATCATTTCCTGTATCTCAACGGTGGTAAACTTTGTAGTTGTAAGTGACTTCTTTTCTAGGTCATCTACGTATTCACGGCCATATTTGTCGATCATATAACGGGTGTAAATTATGTAGTTTCCCTTTAAGAACACATTGCAAGCCGCGTCTTGTATGTGACAATTGGTTTCGTCCCAGCGTGTGCCGTATCTTCCCCTAGTGTAGAAGTGACCGTTTTGCATTTCCTTCCAGGGCTTTTGACTGCCGCAGGTTACACAGGTTGCAATGCCGTCTACTGATTTGCTTTGCCGTATGTACTGGCTGAACACGGTGTCTAGCTTCTTGACGTAGTAGGATCGCTTCTTGGCTTTCTTTTTAACGGGTGCTTTAACTGTTTTCTTTATTGCCGTGCGTGGTATTTCTTTGCGGGGTTTAGTCGGGCAAAAAGCAGCAGTGTGGTAAGTACTGCTACATAGTTTACATGGGTTAGATTTAATCGTCATAGCTGTCTAGTAGGTGTCTGGCATACGCCTCTACAGTAAATGGCTTGTCGGCTGCCGCTTGCAACTCTATGAAGTTATAGATTGATTCTTCCATCTCTACTACGAATTGTGATTCGGTCATATTACCTCTTATTCTTGCGTGGCGCTGAACCGCCCTTGCGCCCTGTTTCTACCGGGTCTAGCTTGCCGTGAGAGAAGCCGTAGCCCTTGCTGTTCTTGCCGCCTGTTGAGCCTATTTCCTTGTAGTGGTTGGGGTTGTTTTCAAGTATCTTGAGCTTAGTTTTAAGCCCACCCGCTGATGTACCGGACATTATAGTTTTACCTTTAGTGTTTTCATTTTGTGTTCCTTTCCTAGAACGGGATGTTTAAGTCTTCGAGGTTGATTGGTTTTTCCATCTCATCGTCAGCCGGGAGGTTGTCGTTTACCTTTTTGTTGAAGGCGTGTGTTTCGCTTTGAGGTTCTTTCTTTTCGTAGGGTTCGTTAATGAAAAAGGTGCCGTCCCAGTTGACTGGTGTGGTGTCGAGCGATACCTTAATCTTTGTGCCGTGTTCGCTGACCCAAGCTGTGCCGATCGTGGAGTAGAAGTTCTTGTCCTCGCCTGTCTGCTTGTCTTTGTATGTTCGTATTTTTGCACGAACTTCGCGTCGTTCATCGTTCATTTCGTTCTCCAATCCATGTAATTATAAATGCGATTATGTTAAATACTATTATCACGACCCACAGCAGTAACTCTGCAAGTGCGATAAAGCCTGATGTTGCAAGAATCCATGCTGGTACTTCTGCGGTTGTGTTTACCGTGATTAGTATTAGGTAGATTAAAATTGACATTAGTTGTTCTCCTTGTTGTTTAGTATCTCGTCTGGTGTATTACTCATAGCTGTTCCTCTCTAGGTTCTTCTTCACTCATATTGTCAGATGTCCAGCTGTCGAACATTAGATGCAAGCCCATACTGAGGCATAAGCTTTGTCGTTCAGCACGCCTGTTTCTTCGTATTCGACTGCCAATTCGTATATACCTACAGTACCAAGGCGCTCTTCAAGGTCATTATAGACACAGGCGCATAATGCTTTCGAGCCTTCTTCTTCGCAACCCTGCATAAAGCTTGTGCGGAACTCTGCGCTCATAGAGTTGATTTCGTTTGTTCGGGCTATTGATGTTACTGCGAAGTAAGCCCCGAATGCGAATGCGATTGATACCGCAAGTATTAGTACGTTCTTTAGTGTTTGGTTCATTTTATCTCCTTTAATGTTTTAATCATCTCTGCGACCCTGTTAAGCGCATCTCTTTCGTAGGCTTCTTGACCCTCGATGTATTCTGCAATGTCATCTCTTTTAACTTCTATGACGTAGTGGACAATGTTATCAAGGGCGATGCGGTCATCGTATAGCGTGAAGTAAACAATCTTTAAGTCAGGGTTAACGACAAAGTATTGAATAACCTGATCCGAATAGTCCGAGGTTGCAATCTTGAGGCTGCCTAGTGGGTTGTAGCCGGGGAGCTTTTTGTTGGCTACGTCGTTGAGTATTCCTTGTAGGTGGTTCTTGCTATCAAGGCACTTAGCTTCGACTGCGTAGGTTGGCTTGTCGCCGACTTCTGCACCGTCAGGGCTTACGCCTAGCTTGCCATCGTCTGAGAGCCACATACCAGCTTCGGTTGTGATGTTTAGTTTGTACTTGTCGGCTGTCTTTTTAATGGCTTCTTCTTCAAGCCTTAGTCCACGATCACGCTCTGGTTCGCCGTCTTTAGCAATAGCGACCTGTTCAGCTAGTAGCTCGTAGATACCCTGTGGGGTAACGTTGCCACGCTTGGGAGGGGCGACAGTCTTGGCTTTAGTTCCGGTAATGATTCCCCTGCGGGCTTCAATCCATTCTTCGCTGCGTTGCTGTGTTTCAATTATTCTCATTACGATTCCATTTTCTTTTTAAGTTCAGCAACCTTATCTTCAACGGTCTTTTGCTCTACGACATCAGCCTCAAAGAAATCTTCTTTTGAATAGACATCTGCAAAAAGTCCGAGTTCACTGGCGCATTTCTTTTTAGCGTCGGTGGCTGCGGCTTTCATGTCGTTACCGAAGTCTAGGGGCATATCAGTACCTTTTTTGTAGGCAACTTCTTTGCGTCCGTATTGTTCTTTGGTAATCCACTCATCGCCAATCTTGACGCTTAGTTGACCTTGTACTACGACTGTACCTGTATTTGCTGTTGCTAGGGCTTCGGTCATTGATGTAACAACCTTAAAGCTCCAGTTAAAGCCAAACAGGGAGTTTAATACCTGAGTAACGTATGAGCCTGCGACATAGTCCCATTGACCTCCACCTTTTGCTGGTCGGCTCTTAATCTTGTTCTTGGGTGTCTGGGTAAAGAACTTTTGTACCTGCTCGGTAGTAAGTTCAGAGTTTACTTTTAATAGTTCGGCTCTTGTAATTTCGCGTGACATTATAGATCCTCCGCACAATCTTCAGTGGCGTTAAAATGCTCTGCGTTAAAGTCAGTGTCAATGTTTCCGTGTGTGTCGCAGTGTACTATACTCATTATTTTGTTTCCTCAACTTCCCGAATGGCTTGATCGATGATAACGTACTGCTCGTTAAGCCAAATCTCTACGTCTTTAAGTGCAGACTTCCTGATTAATAGTTCAATTATAGTTACTTGGTCTTTGTTCATTTGTAAACCTTTCTTGTTTATACCCCTATTGTACCACGACCGCAATACATATACAACACTTTTAACCTGTGACTTATCTGGTATAATGTAGGCAGTAGTGGGAATCTCTTACAGTTTTGTTAATTCTGTTGTAGACCTTTCTACCCACTGCTACTGAGTCGCTCCCACCAGCGGCTCTTTTATTTTTAATAACTGTGTGCTACAATAATTACTAGATATTGTTGGTAACTGCCAAACACAATAGAACTCTGTCCGGGGTTCTATTTTTAATTGTGGTATAATGTAATTATCCGTAAGTTCACTGGAAACATAACTATCGGGGTATTTCGTTGAAAGCGCACACCAACAGGTATAATATCCCCAAGAATTAAGGGGATATTTTTATGTGATATAATGCTTATGTAAAGACAGGCTACGGCAGTCTATCGCACCTTATGCCCTCACGGCAACTTTTTTCAGAAGGATACGAGACATCTACACTATGAGGCTCGTATTTCTTTTGGTATAATAAGCATATCCCCATTGGGGCGCACCTGTTTACCGGCAAATTGATGTCTGTCGGTACGGTCTAAAAGAAGTCTACACGGCTTCTTTTTTTCTACACATTAAACTTTAGGCACAGGTTCTACACAGGCTAGATATTTTGGGGGTTGAACGTAAGCAGTATTTTATGTATAATAGAGGTTGTATCACCTACTTAGTCGTTCGTGATACTCTCAATACTAAATAGGGGTTGAGGGTAACACCTTTGTCTGATATAATGAATAAGACTAAGTAGGTAGCCCTCCCCAAAAAGGAGGGTTTCTTTATGAGAACAACTTTAATCAACACAACCTTTTGGAAAGAAGATACCATTGATCTTCTACACCTAGACAGTAAGTTGCTATATTTATATATGCTTACTAATCCAGAAAAGGGACTGGCAAATATCTATCACTACAAGCCAAAGGTAATATCAGCATACTCGGGTCTTAGCACCGAGCAGGTAGAGGTGGCGGTTAAACAGCTTATAGATCTAGGCTATGTTGATATATTTGACGGCTTTTACATACTAGCCAAGGGTCACGAAATGGCAAAAAAGGGTCGTTTTACTGACAAGACCGTAGAGAAAGAAAAAGAGCTTATACCCGAACACGTTTTAGACCACTTTAATCTGTTGATCGATGATGAAATCCTCCAGAGTTCTTCTGGTGTCGCACCAGAACATATAGATAAAGATAATAATAAAGATATATATATTACTAAGACTAATACTAATAACATAAATGAAATGCTTCAATCGTGGGAGTCTATAGTGGGTTACGAACTAACTTCCAAGATGCCAGCTAATCGCAAAGCCGTGTCAGATATCATTAAACACAAGACCAAAGACGAGGTTGAGCGTATGCTTACAGGTGTTGCAATGAGCCAAACCGATCAATTTGCGCCGCGTATCAGTAATTACATTGATCTCAACAAGAAGTGGGACGAACTGATCGCTTGGGGTAAGCGCCAATCTGTCAGCCATACCAGCAAGGTGGTTAAGATATGACCTACTCAATCCACTTCTACGATAAAGACAAACCGACTCAGACAATATCAGATCAACGAGCAGCAGTCCTAAAAAATACTCTGGTATCAAATGCACGGTGGATAGAGATAGGCGACGACTTAATATCCACATCTTCTATATCATCAGTGGCGAAGAACAAGAACACGGTAGAATACAAGACCTTGCCTGAGCCTGTAGAAAGAACCTCAGACCCCGCTAAGGTGGCGGCAATGAGAACCAAGCTACTTAGTGTAATATCTAACCGCAAGAACTCCAATTTATGCTGATACACCAGTACAACAGATACAGAAGTGTGTCGATAAAAGGGTGATAAAAAATAGCTCCTTAGGCAACTAACCGTTCGGAACTATTAAAGTCTGAATGATTATATTATATCAGTAGCCAAGCATTAACAGAAACATTATAAGTACAAACACCATAGCTATCCAAAGAGTAACTGTTGTGGCTACGCTCATTAAACCTCGTCTAGCCACTCAGGACGCTCTGTGTCGAGCTTTTGTGCATCGCGTGACAATATACCTGTTATTATCTCTACGTCACTCTCTGCGACCTCTCGTTGGTTCAGACGTGATGGGTATTTATTCTGTATCATTGTTGCTGCGAGTAGATCAAACGGTTCTTCACCGATGTATTCTCTTGGTATAAACGTGCCACGCTTAACATCGTCATTTTCGTTGTCAAGAACAAAGATGTGATTCCAAACCGCCAGTTTTCCAATAAAGTGAAACAGCTCTGAGTTATCTCGCCTAAGATAATACTCTTGGCTGCCTATGCTTAGGTTGATCTGGGGTTCTTTTTCAGTCATTTTGATGCCTTTCACCATAGCGGTTTATCATTTCTTCCCTAG